TGCATGCCCGCCGGCACCGCTCTGATGCTGAACCTGGATGTTATTTCCCCCGTGTTCCAGCCTGTGCCCGGCAAGGGCAACTTCTTCCTGGAACAACTGGCCAAAACCGGCGCGGGCGAGAAGTATCAGCTGTTCGGTCAGATCGGCCTTGACCATGGCCCTGAGTGGTATCACGGCAAGTTTACCGGCATTGCCACCACCTTCACCAAGCCCACCTACAGCCGCAGCGTGTTCATCGCCAACGACGCCAGCAATCCCGTTAACACCAAAGCTGTCACCGGCTGATCTGGAGGTATGAGATGCGCGACGAAGAAAAACTGGCCATGCTGGGAGACATGACCGGAGAGACAAGCGAATCGATTCTCTCTGCGTATCTGAATATTGCAGCCAGCAAGATTCTCCGCAGAGCGTTTCCGTTCGGGACAGATTCTACTGCTGTCCCCGCATGCTACGAGATCAACCAAATTGAGATCGCCGCATATCTCATCAACAAGCGCGGAGCAGAGGGGGAAACAGCGCATAGCGAAAATGGCGTTTCCAGGTCTTATGAGGGCGGCGACGTGCCGCCTTCTCTTATGCGGGAAATCGTGCCGTTTGCGGCCACCATGTGAGGTGCAAGGATGAAAATCATGAACCGAAACAAAAGGCCGTTCTGGTATCTTTTGTACCAAGGGACAGAGCTGGGGAAGGACGCTGGTGGCTACGAAACCGGCGAAAAAAGCGTGAAATATGCGGGCCCGGTGAAAATGGAAGCCAATATCTCCCCGGCTGCTGGGTATGCTCAGATTCAGCAGTTTGGGCAGTTCATCTCCTATGACAAGGTGATTATCACAGATGATATGACCTGCCCAATTGACGAAAACGCAGTACTTTTTATCGACAAAAAGCCAGAATATAAAGACGGAAGGCCGCTTTATGACTACGTTGTAAAGCAAATTGCCAAGTCTCTGAATTTGGTTTCCATCGCCGTCAGCAAGGTGAATGTATCGTGAAAAGGACTGTAAAGACGGCGCTGTCCGCTGCGGGCATTCAACGGATGATTGACGTAGTCGAGGATTACCGGACGTGGCTGGAGGACCGGGCAAACGCGCTTCTCCGAGAGCTTTCTTCCATGGGGTATGATATCGCATCCGCAAAATTTGAGTCTGCCGTATACGACGGGACAAACGACGCGAATGTAAAAATCGAAGAACGGGACGGACGCACGGCGGCGGTAGTAGCTGTCGGGGCGTCCGTCCTGTTTATTGAATTCGGCACTGGCGTTATGTACCCGGACAACCACCCGGAAGCTGCGCGAAACGGCATGGTTCGCGGCGCTTACGGAAAGGGTCACGGCAAGCAAAGGACGTGGGGCTACTACGGGGACCCCGGAACAAACGGAGTTGAGAAAACGAACCCAAAAACCGGCAATACGGTGGTTCTTACTCACGGCAACCCGGCCAACATGTCCATGTACGACACGGTAAAAGATCTTTCAGACAGGCTCCCAGCCCTGGTCAAGGAGGTGTTCCGATGATCGACATTGAAAGCAAGGTGTATACGCCAATCGCGGAACAGCTCCGCGAGAAATACCCGGGTATTGACGTGGCCGGGGAGTATATCAATGCGCCCCCCAAATTCCCACATGCCAGCATTGTGGAGCAGGACAATTACGCCGCCGCAAATCGTTTAGATTCATCCGAAAGCGAGAGATATTCCGTACTGATGTACGAGGTAAACGTTTACTCCAACAAAACTGGCGGGAAAAAGAGTGAATGCCGTTCCATCATGGCAGACATCGACAGGATGATGTATGCGCGTAACTTCACAAGGATTTCCATGTCCCCGGTCCCAAACATGGAAAACGCCTCTATCTACCGTCTTGTTGCCAGATACAGGGCGGAAACAGACGGGGCCACTATTTTCAGACGATAACAGAAAGGAATGATGACCTATCGCTATCTCTACCTACAAGGTTTTCCTGATGCACAAAGATACCAGCGCTGCGTCGTGGTCGAAGCTGATCGACATCAAAGAGTTCCCCGATCTGGGTGGCGACCCCGACATGCTGGAAACCACCACGCTTTCCGACAAGATGCAGACCTTTATCGCGGGCATCCAGTCCATGGACGGCCTGTCCTTCACCGCCAACTACACCTTGGCCGATTATAAGGCGCTCAAGGCGCTGGAGGGCAAGCAGGAGGATTACGCCGTATGGTTCGGAGGAACCGAAAGCGCGGGAACGCTGACTCCTTCCGGTACGGACGGCAAGTTCAGCTTTAAGGGCGAGTTGTCCGTGTACCCCACCGGCGGCGGTGTCAACGAAGTTGTGGGCATGGCTATCACCATCGCCCCCTCGACCGTAATCAACCTGGAGAACGAATAAGGAGGAAACAGAACATGGCAAAGACGCTTACTGTTAAGGACCCCGTGACTGGCATTGCGTACACCCTGGAATATACTCGCAAGACCGTGGAGCTGATGGAGAAAGAAGGGTTTGTTGCGACCGAAGTCGAAAGCAAGCCCATGACCAGTCTTCCCGCTCTGTTTGCTGGAGCTTTTAAAGCTCATCATCGGTTTGTTACGCGCGATGTGATCGACAAGATTTACGCGGGTATGTCCAAGAAGGACGAACTGATCGGCAAGCTGGTTGAGATGTACAACGAACCCATCGTCGCCTTGCTGGACGAGCCTGTGGAAAGCAAGGAAAACCCTACCTGGACGGCGAACTGGTAAACGAGTCGCCGTCGAATAAAGCGGGGGAGCCAATCCCCCGCTATTCCGATAAATTCTATGAGCTGTTTCCATATTATCTGGCCATTGGCATGACCTATAGCCAGTATTGGGACGAGGACTGCGAACTGGTCAAATATTACAGGGAAGCAGCGAAGATTAAACGCGATTTGACAAATCAAACCGCATGGCTGCACGGTGCATACATTTATGAAGCCGTGGCGGACTTAGCACCCATTCTCCGCATGGGCGGCAAGAAAGGTACCAGGCCAAAGCCGTACCGTGATTCCCCATACGACCTGTATGCACAGAGCGAAAAGCCCAAAAACCAGGAGCAAGGCGACAAGAAGGCGCGGTCCGTCATGGAGATGTTTATGATCGCAAATAACAAACGATTCGAACAAGGGGGTGGTAAGGATGGCGGATAATGTGGAAATCCAGGGTATTGAGTTTCAAATTAAGGAAAACAGCGACAGTGCTGTAGCGTCCCTGGAAAAGCTGCAAAATACCCTGGTTCGTCTGAAAACGGCCACATCCGGGGGCGTGTCGGCTTTGCGCACTACTGCCAGGCAGTTGGACTCCTTGAACAAGGCCCTGGAGAACACCAGCGCAGATAAGATTCAGAAGATCCGGTCCTTGACCAGCGGACTGAAAAGCCTGAGTGAGGTCAGCGCCGTCAAAATCTCCAGTTCCGTGCCGAACCAAATCGCCGCACTATCTACGGCGCTGAGCCAAATCAAGACAACGGACGGCGATAAGCTGATTGCCCTTGCAAACGGTATGCGCCCGCTTTCCGAACTGGGTCGTTCCCGTCTCACATCGTTTATTAGCCAACTCGGAAAACTCCCGGAGGTCATGCATGAGCTTGATGCGGCGGACTTGGATAAGTTTAACCGCCAAATGAAAGAGCTTGCGGCGGCGATTCGCCCGTTGTCTGACGAGATGCAGCGGCTCGGAACGGGATTTGCTGCGCTACCCGCCAGACTCCAGCGGGCCATTACGATGGTGAACCAGTACAACACCGCCGTGCAGCGCGGGACGCGCAGAACGAGCATGTTCAGTAGAGCTACGGGCATGATTCGGTTCGGAATTTTGTATGCTGGGCTGCGGCGCGTGGTGGGACTTATCGGAACGGCTATCACGGAATCCAACACGTACCAGGAGGGCCTGAACCTGTTCAGCGTCGCACTGGGTAAATACGCAAAGGAAGCGCAAAACTACGCAGAAAAAGTATCTTCTGTGATGGGCATCGACCCGGCGCAGTGGATGCGGAACCAGGGCGTGTTCCAGACGCTTCTGACTGGATTTGGCGATACAGAAGACCGGGCATACACCATGAGCAAAAACCTGACACAGTTAGGCTATGACCTGTCCTCTTTCTTCAACATCTCTATTGAGGACTCCATGCAGAAGCTGCAATCCGGCATTGCAGGCGAACTGGAGCCACTGCGAAGATTGGGCTATGACCTGTCTGTTGCGCGATTGCAGCAGGAAGCGCTAAATCTTGGTATTACCAAGAGCGTTTCCGCCATGAATCAGGCGGAAAAAGCAGAACTGCGGTACTACGCTATTATGACACAGGTGACTACCGCACAGGGAGACATGGCCCGAACCCTGGAAGCTCCTGCGAACCAGCTGCGTGTGCTTAGAGCAGAAATCACTCAGGTGTCCCGTGCAATCGGCAATCTGTTTATCCCGATTCTGACTAAAGTTCTGCCTTATGTCATTGCGTTTCTTCAAATTGTCCGCGAGTTAGCGAACGCGCTGGCTAAACTGTTCGGGTTTGAGCTTACGGACGTTGACTGGGATGGTGTGAATCGTGGAGCTGTTGCCGCCGGGGAGCTTTCGAACAACATGGACGCAGCGGTAGATGCTGCCAAGGAGTTCAAGCGCTACACCATGGGCTTTGACGAGTTGAACATCTTACCTTCCAACACGGGTTCTTCCGGCAAAACGGATGCTGGCATTACCGGCTCTGGTGGACTCGGGATTGATTTGCCCGAGTACGATTTCCTGGCTGGGGTCGTGAGCAGAAACGTTGAACAGGTTAAGGCAAAGCTCAAAGAACTGTTGCCGCTGGCCATTGCTGTTGGAGCGGCTTTTTCGGGATGGTCCATCGCTAAAGGCATTCTTCCTGCGATTACCGCAATCTCCGGGAAGCTTGCAACACTCATCCCCATGGCCGGAACGATTGGTACAGGAATGCTCGCCGCCGGAGTTGGCATGATTATTGCCGGGCTACCGACGTACTTGGTATCTGTATACGACGCCATTAAAAACGGGCTTAATTGGTTGAATGGAGTGCTTATTCCTCTGGGCTCCACCATGGCGGGTGCCGGTGTGGGTGCAATCATCGGGTCGCTTGGCGGGCCTATCGGTATGGGAATTGGTGCTCTGATCGGACTCGCCGTCGGGGCGCTGACCGACCTTGCAATCTGGATAGTGCAGAATTTCGGCAATGAAATAGCTGGGTTCTTTACGAACATTTGGGAATGGTTTGACGGGAAAATCATCCAGCCGGTAGTTAGTGCATTGAGCACTGCTGCAAACTGGGTGTGGGAGAAAGTCATTTCGCCGATCATTGAGTTCTTCCGCCCCGTTGCTGAATCTGTGGCGGATGTTGCGACACACATCTGGAATAACGCGGTGGAAATTGTCTCCGGAATCATTGAGGGCGTCAAAACTATCTGGAATAAAATTAAAGAAATCTCTCTAAAAGTCGTGGAAGTCCTCGCCGCAGCGGGGACTGCGTTCTACACCTATGTCATCGTTCCAGTAACCGGCTGGGTGAAGGAACACGTGATCGATCCGCTGAAAAAGGCCGCAACATGGGTGTACGACACGGTCATTAAACCGATAGTTGGCTTTTTCTTGGCAAAGCTCACCTTGATAAGAGATACAGCCGTCAAAATCTTTAAGGGGATTTGGACGACGGTATCCGATTTCGCCTCTGGCATTTTCAAGGGCGTAATCAACGGAATCTTTTCCACGATTGAGCGAACGATTAACGGATTCATACGAATGTTGAATCTGGCAATCGGGCTAATCAACAAAATCCCTGGAGTAAGTATCACGAAAGTCGAGCCGATTTACATTCCGAAACTTGCCGAGGGCGGTTTCCCCAACGAGGGACAGCTGTTTGTCGCCCGTGAAGCTGGCGCGGAGATGGTGGGCAACATCGGCAGACGCACTGCCGTTGCAAACAATGACCAAATCGTTTCCGCCGTGTCTGACGGCGTGTACCGCGCTGTAATGTCCGCTATGTCCAATAAGGATGGAGTGTCCGGGGATATCAACATTACTATCAATATGGACGGCGACGTGGTGTATCGCAACGTCGTAAAGAAAAACAAAGAGGTGGTCCGGGCAACCGGCAAATCTCCTCTGTTCGCGTAAGGAGGGCACATGGCAATCATCACGGTAAAAAAGAAAGACGAGACCACAGTGCCGCTCCCTGACCCCAAATCTTTTTCCTGGGGCTTGCAGGACGTAGATGCAGACGGCTCCGGAAGGAACCAGAATGGTGATGCGTTTCGCGACAGGGTGGCCAGGAAACGGAAGTGGACCATGGAATGGCCCCCCCTGACTGCTAAACAATGCTCCACAATCCTGAAAGCCATCACGGACGTATTTTTCCAGGCGACAGGGCCAGATGCAGAAGACGGCACGAACCGCACCATGACATGCTATGTTGGCGACCGGACTACTCCCATGTATTCTTGCATCGATGGGGAATGGAGATGGGAAAGTCTGTCCATGAACTTCGTGGAGAGGTGACGCCATGTACAATGTCTCCACCGCGTTTCACACCGCATTTGCGGATTATGGCCGCGAGATCAAGGCCAAGGTGATTTTTAACGGGCAGACGGAGCTTGACGGAAACTATGTGCAGGAGATCACCGCCACACCGGCGTTTGATTCTTCAGACGGCATTTCCGTCGGCTCTGCCTGCTCCGGGCGGTGTAAAATCCGCATTTACAAGCCAGATGAGCCGTTGCAATTGTCCGGTGGGTACTTTGTGCCGTATATCGGCATCTACGTTCCTGGTGGTGATACAGGCACAACAGCCATCGCCGGTCAGGCTGTGGCCGGTAAGGCAATCTCCGGTGTAAGCGCCGCAGCGTCTGGGGTGGAATATGTCCCCCTGGGCCGATACTACATTCCCGCAGACGGCGTGGAAAATTTGGTGTATGGCTGGGAAATCACCGGCTACGACCAAATGGCATCCTTGACGGAGCAGTACACCCCGCAAATCGAGTTCCCCGCCACACCAGACGCTATGCTGACGGACTTGTGTGCGCAAAGCGGCCTGACTCCCCCAACGGTGATTTTCCCGGATATGGCAATCGAGTCTGTGTTTGGGGGGACCATCCGACAGCAGCTGGGGTGGCTGGCTGGACTGTGCGGACAGTCCGCGCACTTCGACAGAGACGGCAATCTGGTGTTCAAGTGGTACTCAAAAACCACCTTCCAGGTTAGCCGGGAGCAGCAGTACATGTCCGGCCTGACCCGCACGGCAGACGGTCTGTACACGGTATCCAGTCTCACCACCGGGACGGAAGATGAACCCATTACATCCGGCACCGGCCTGGGGATTACGTCCACAAACCCCTACATGAATCAGGCCGTTGCAGACCTGATTCAGCCGGAGGTAGAGATATCTTTCCAGCCCTGCGACGTAAAATGGCGCTGCGACCCGTCTGTTGAGGTGGGCGACGTTATCCAAGTGGAGGGTGACACCGGCGAATGGCTGGACGTGTGTGTTATGGAGCAGGAAATCCACCTGTACGGCGGCCTGTCCTCTACGATGCACAGTTACGCCCCACAGGACGCGGATTACGCCATGGAAAGCCCCACAGAGCAGCGCATTAAGCGGGCTTATGAGGGCCTTACCAAGGCCATGCAGAACGCTACGCAAAAGATCATCGGGGCAAAGGGCGGGTATTATGAACTGACTCTGGACGAACAGGGTTTTCCCATCGGGTGGACCCTGCGAGATACGCCCACCATTACGCCCAATACCCGGATGTGGATTATGTCCACAGGTGGTCTGGGCTTCTCCAAGGACGGCGGTACGACCGTCTCTGGCGTGGCTCTGACGATGGACGGTGCGGTAAACGCTGATTCTATTACGGCGGGGCAAATGTCCGCTGAACGGGTGACTATCAACGGCCAGACGCTTTCGGACTTCATCGAGGCGGGAATTGACGATGACGGTCATCCGGTGCTGCGTATCGGTTCTTCTGCGTCGGAAATTGTCCTAAAGGAATACAACGACAAAATCGGATTCTACGATACTTCCGGGACCCTTCTGGCGTACTGGAACAACAACAGCTTTGAGCTGGTGGAACTGAGCAAGTTCCGCCTGGGACCTATGGGCATTGTCGTACAGCCCAACGGTTCCGTGTCCTTCGTGGGGGTGAGTTAATGGCAAGTATTTACGGCGCAAAATCTTCCACCGGCTGGCAATTACGGCTGGATTATAGCGTATCCCAGAGCATCGCAGACAACAAGTCCACACTGTCCCTGACGCTGTACATCTATGACGGCACCGGCGAGAGCTACAACCTAGATGCCAATAGTTGCTATTACACTCTGCAAGGCACCAAGGTGTATAACCCGTACCGGTACAATTCCAGGGGCTGGTACAAGCTGGGCAGCAAGTCCATCACCGTGGCTCATAACAATATGGGCAAGGGGTCTGTGGTGCTTTCCGCAGGCTGGCACAGCGGGTTTACGTCATCCTACACGCCGTCAAGCCTGACGGTTTCCGGCACGGTCAATCTCCCTGACATCCCCCGAGCATCATCCGTTTCGGCATCCGGACTTGTGCTGGGTTCTGCCGGTACACTTACAGTGACCCGGGCCGTGAGCACTTTTACGCACACCATCAAGCTCAAATGTGGCTCTGCGGCACAGGTAACTGTGGTGACAAAATCCAGTGCCACGTCCATTTCGTACTCGCCGCCCCTGGATTGGGCCGCGCAGAATACGTCTGGAATCTCCGTAAACATTACGGCGGAAATTACCACCTACAACGGGGACGCCGTGGTGGGCACCAATACGACCACACTGACGGCATCCATCCCTGCATCGGTAAAACCCACCCTTTCCGTGAGTCTGTCAGACACCTCCGGGTATCAGCCCACATACGGCTGGGTGCAGGGCAAGAGCACTCTGAAAGCCACGTTTTCCGCTGCTGGGTTTTACGGGAGCACCATCAAGGCCAAGTCTTTGACTATCGGCGGGAAAGCCGCCAGCCCGGACGGGGCGAACGCCCTTACAGGCAGCGGCACAATGGCCGTTGTAGCCACCGTCACGGACAGCAGAGGGCGCACGGCATCCGTTACCCAGAACATCACCGTAAACGCGTACAGCGGACCAGTGGTCCAGGATTTGACCTTTGTGCGCGGCTCTTATACGGGAAGCGTGTGGACGGAAAATTCCATGGGCGCAGATATCAAACTGACGTTTACCCTGTCCCTCCAGCTGACCGGAAACAAGGCATCTGTGGAGATTACCGGCGCGTCCACACTGACCGACCAGACCAGCGGCGCGAAGACTGTGTATCTGGTTGCCTTTGGCACGGACACGACCAGCGTTGTACAGGTCAAAGCTACGGATTCCCTGGGCACCACGGTAACGCGGGAGATCACCATCCCCACCGTTTCGGTGCCCATGAACATGAATTTTACACTGCCCGGGGTATGCTTCGGCGGCGTGGCCGAACACGAAAAGGTGGCAGAGTTTAAATGGCCCATCCTGTATTTGGGGAAAACTTTCCTGGATTATCTCCACCCCGTCGGCAGCATCTACCAGTCTACGGACTCTACGTCTCCGGCGGACCTGTTTGGAGGCACCTGGGAGCAGATCAAGGACGTGTTCCTTCTGGCGGCGGGTGACTCCCATGCCGCTGGCAGTACCGGCGGCGAGGAGGAGCACATCCTGACGGCGGCGGAGATGGCCGACCACACCCACGGCTACGATTACACGGGCCAGAGCGACACCACCGGCACCGGGGCCATCAAGATCGTGTCTCCAGGCGGAACCGCCAACGCTTACACGGGCAATGCTACGTCCAACTGCGGCGGCCGGGCCCACAACAACATGCCGCCGTACCTGGCCGTGTACACATGGCGCAGGACGGCTTAAAGGAGGGAGTATATGCCCGAAATTAAAATCAAAGTCCGCGACAAGTGCGCCGAGGGCGAGGGCGTGGTAATCTGCAACAACAGCGACTACACGGTGATGTGGGACCTGGACGGGGAATGGACGCCTTACGACACCAAGACCATGCGAGTGAACCTGGCGGACGGAAGCTACCAGGACGTAGTGTTTTCTGGCGATTCTGCGCCCCTGCCGGTGCTGACTGCTTCCGGCTGGGTGTCTGTGGGCTTGTATGCCGGAGATATCCACACGTCCCGGGCGGCCCGGCTTCTGGCGCTGTCCTCCGTGCTCACTTCCGGAGGTTCCCCTGCCTCCCCAGCGGAGGACGTATATGCGCAGATCATGGCCAAACTCAACGAGCTTTCTACCGTCTCCCCGGAGGATATCGCCAAAGCCGTGGAGGATTACCTGGCGGAACACCCGGCGGCCTCTGCGTCCATGCGGGTGGAGGGCGGCTATATCCAGTTCTCCGGCGATGGGAAAACCTGGGAAAACGTGATCGCGCTGGCCGATCTCAAGGGCGCACCGGGCGAGAACGGAGCACCCGGTAAACCGGGCGCTGACGGCCTAACCCCACATATCGGCGAGAACGGCAACTGGTATCTGGGCGACGAGGACACCGGCAAGCCCTCACGCGGCGCACCCGGCGCAAAAGGCGACCCCGGCAAGGATGGTGCGGGGATGGACGTCACCGGTGCAACCGTCGGCCAAATCGCCAAGATCTCCGCCGTGGACGCATCCGGCGTGCCCACCGGGTGGGTGGCGGTGGATATGCCCGCTGGTGGGGGCGGAGATGAGTGGGAACTAATCAATACAATTAGCATCACGGAGCCAGTCCACGCAATTGATATCACGATAGATAGCAATGGCGATGCGTTTAGCCTAAAAAAAATCTTCATATATTCTCCGTTGGGGCTAAAGGCGGACGGCAATTCGCAAGTTTTCATCGAGCTGTATTCCGGTGCGTCAACTGCAATGTATTTCAGGTCTATGAACGACGCCATTGAGAAATCCCCTAAAGCACTATTTGCAGAATTTGATGTAGTCGGCAGTTTTTACAGGGAATATTTACTGACATCGACATATCACCTTGAAGATGTTATGTCGCAAAATGTAGGCCTCATGCTCTCCAAGAACAAAGGTCCTATCACAAGAATCAGTATTTCTCTACAATATAACTACGTATTTACAAATGGCGAATTCCAAATATACGGAGTGAGAGAATGAAAATTTACGAAAACGGCATCTACCGTGACATGACGCCGGAAGAAATCGCGGAAATGGAAGAAGCTCGCCTCCGCTACGAGGCGGAAGAAAAGCACCGCCCCCTCTCCACCGAGGAAGTCCAGGCTATGCTCATCCGCCAGCAGGTGAACACCCTAACCGTGGACGATGCAACGGCCCTCCGTATGGCAGCATTCTATCCCGAATGGGAAAGCGGGAAGGCCTACACGGCTGAAAATGGTTGCCCGGTGGGCTATAAGGTAGTCCGGGCCGGGAAGCTCTGGAAACTCCGCCAGGAACACACTTCCCAGGATGACTGGGCGCCCGGCTCTACCGGCACGGAATCCCTCTGGGAGGAAATCTGTGAACAGCACGATGGCACGAAATACGATGCTATCCCCTACAACGGCAATATGGCATTAGAGGCCGGGAAGTATTACACCCAGGACGGCGTATTGTACCGGTGTACCAGGGATACCGGGAATCCCGTATACCATGCCTTGAGTGCGTTGGTGGGAACCTATGTGGAGGTGGTTGAAAATGGCGCTTGAAAAAGTGGTGTACGAGGATAACGTAACGGTTATCACTGCCGCCCAGCTGAATGCTATCCAGGATGAGATTATCCGGGTGGCGGGGAAAATCGACGCTATCGCCGATGGGACGGAGGTGAGCTACTGATGGCAAAGAAGCTCTATGAAGAAGCCAGCGTACAAGCCATTGCAAATTCCATCCGCGCTAAAAATGCCAGCAATGACAAATACAAGATTGGTGAAATGGCCGATGCCATTATGGCAATCGCACCTTTACAGCCACCAGTGGTGGAGTACCAGCAAATGAACGCCACGGTCAGTGCCTACCTGACTGCCGCAGAGAGCGCATACACAGACACCAATGGCGACACCGTGAGCGTGCTGGATAGCTACACCGGTGGCGCCGGAATTAAGGACGCCCCACTTGGCAAATCACTTACAACTCAAGCTGGAACACGCTACCACCAGGATGAAACTACCGGGGACGGGGGAAAGCTGAACAATATCCTGGGAGGCGAATCTGTTATCTACAATGCGGTCCCTGGACACGTTCTCAGGTACATTGTGAAAGACAATGGAGATGCTGTAATAAACAGCGGGCGCGTGGAGCCTACCGGGGCAGTGCGTATGATGAAGTTTATCGGCTATGTAAAAAACTGCCGTGACCTCGGCGGATGGGCGTGTGACGGGGGAGCCGTAAAGTATGAAAGAATGTACCGCTGCGCCGCACCGGGTGCAGCGGAATCCGCAGATGCCAATATCGCCAAAAACGCCAATATTCGTTATCACTTTGACCTGCGGGACAATGCGTTTCTGGAAACCTCCCCGTTTGGGAGCGAGGTGTATTACAAGCGGTATCCCCTGTCTGCCTATTACAGCGACCTTGTTGACCTGACGAAATCCCATTACGCAGAGATGGCCGCACTTCTGCGGGCGGTGTTCGATGTGGTCATCCACGGGAACGGGGTGATCTATCACTGCTCACTGGGGCGGGACAGAACCGGCACCCTGTCGTTCATACTTCTTGCGCTGCTTGGCGTTTCCAGAAAGCATGTGGATATGGACTATGAGCTTTCGGGCTTTTCCTCTCTCTCGGATGCCGGAACGCCGCAGAAACGGACCTCGACCAACTACACCGGCCTGGCCAATTATTTCTCGTCATTCGGAAAGCCCTCCCTTCGGGATAATGTTGTGAAATGGGCATTGAAAGCTGGGTTGACAATAGACGAACTGAACGCATACCGTTCAGCAGCCATAAACGGAACGCCCACCGCGCTGAATGCGTCCGACTACATTAGTCAATATGAACTGACGCAGAATCTCACGGATTGCACAAGTAATGTTGCAGGGACGGAAATCAGCGAAGGAGCGACACTCAACGTCACAATTACCCCATATCCCGGGAAAAAACTCGACAACATCTCAGTAACCATGGGCGGCACAGATATCACGGCCACGGCGGTGTCCGGCAGCACCGTCCATATTGCAAGCGTGACCGGGAACGTCGTTATCACCGCTGTGGCGACTGCGGCGTATACAAATCAGATCCCCATTTCGACGGACGCCGGCGGGGCGGTATTCAACGGCGTCGGATACCAGCAGGGATACCGGCTGAACAGCACTGGTGAACCGTCCCCGCAAGCATCGACATACATTACCGGATTCATCCCGGTCCATTCCGGGGACACGGTACGATTTGAGGGGATGAACCTGAAGGAAGGGTCGGCCGCTATCAACGAACAACGTATCGCGTTTTATGATGCGAACAAGGCGGTGATAGCAGCCCCGTACTGGAAGGATACTGGAACGAATACCATGTCGGGCGGGTATCTTGCCAGCCTCACGGTTCCGGCCTATTCCGGCAAGACGGTGGCCTTTGCCCGATTCGGGTGCTACTGGATAGATTCGCATTCGATCATTACGGTAAATGAGGAGATCGGGTAAGTCTGACGATGAATCAGCCGCCCAAGGCGGCAGGAAAGGAGATTTTACATGAAGGAAAACACGATCAAGGCCGCGCTGGCGGCTGCGCTGGGGGCGCTGTGCGCTTACGGCATTCAGCTGCTGGTGCCGGTGCTGGTGCCGGGGGTGCGGACCAACAAATCAGCTGCCCAGTGCATCAACTCCAGCGGCGGCGGAGCGGGCGACACCTTAGCAGCAGAGGCAACCACCTGCGTGGCGGACCAGATCACCGCCAGCTCCTTCCGCCTGCGGACCAACGGCTCCTCCCGATGCTGGGCCAACGGGTCACAGATCAGGTGGATCGCGCTGGCGATGTGAGGCGCGAAAAAAGGAGGGCGATTAGCCCTCCCGTTTGAGCGCCTGCGTTATCAGGTGCTCGATGAAATTTGATACGCTGCGGCCCTCCGCTTCTGCGGCGGCCTGGATTTGATCTTTGAGCTCCGGCGTGAGCCGGATGTATAGACGTTCCGTTTTGGCCATGATTTACATCTCCCTTTCTCCGGCTCAGCCGGTGTCAGCCGATCATGCGGCGCACATAGTCGGCAGCGTCACTTGCTGTCATGTTACGCCATCCTCCAAACGCAACAGGATTGTAGACGCTAATGAGTGATCCGTTTGTGACAGCCAAGGACACACCCATAGACTCCTCGCCAGTACCGATCTGCATCACGTAGCGTATGCCACGGCCTAGTCCCCACTCGATAGCCTCCTCGGCTGTTTCAAATCCGGAGGCGCTGTCAAAAATAGCTTCTCGGTTGCTGAGACAAATATCGTACTTCATAATTTTTTACCCTTTCCGGCCTGTCTGGCCTGTCCGTTACCTTTAGCTTGACTATATTGTACGTCTTTTATGCGTACAAGTCAATCGGCAAAATAGCCAAACATGCGGAACAAAATACAGTAAAAATCACAAATTGAAAGGAGTTACACGCATGAAGGAAAACACGATCAAGGCCGCGCTGGCGGCCGCCCTGGGGGCACTGTGTGCCTACGGGGTGCAGCTGCTGGTGCCGGTGCTGGTGCTGGTGGTGGTGATGCTGCTGGACTACGCCACGGGCATGACCAAGGCATGGAACGCCGGGGAACTGTCCTCCCGGGTGGGCCTGCGGGGCATCCTGAAGAAGGTGGGCTACTTGGTCATCGTCACCGTGGCCGCTGTGGTAGACTGGCTGCTGCGCTACGGAGCCGACACCCTGGGCTGGGACTGGCCGGTGGAGTTCCTGTTTGCCAGCATCGTCATCATCTGGCTGGTCATCAACGAGCTGCTGTCCATCCTGGAGAACGTTTCGGCCATTGGCGCACCGGTGCCGGGCTTTTTGCAGGCCCTGCTAAAAAAGCTGAAGGTACACACCGAGGACACGGCAGAGGAGAACCTGCCGGGAGAGGAGAATAGCGATGAGTAAGAAGGTCTACATCAGCCCCAGCGACCAGGTGAGCAACGCTTACGCCTGGGGCAACACCAACGAGCACGTCCAGTGCCAGAAGATCGCCGAAGCGGAGGCGGCAGCCCTGCGCCGCAGCGGCGTGGAGGTGAAGCTGGCTGCCTTCGGCACCACCATGGCCCAGCGCTGCGCCGAGTCCGACGCCTGGGGCGCGGACATCCACAACTGCGTCCACACCAACGCCTGCAACGGCAAGGTCATGGGCACCCGGCTGTTCTGCTACGCCATCCCCGGCAAGGGGTACAATGCATGCAAGGCGGTGTTTGCGGAGCTGGCCCCGCTGTCCCCGGGCACGTCCGAGAACATCCAGGCCAATTCCCGGCTGTACGAGGTGCGCGTGCCCGACGCGCCCAGTGTGTACTGCGAGTGCGAGTTTCACGACACCGCCGAGGGTGCCAAGTGGATCGTGGAGCACACCACGGACATCGGTGAAGCCATCGCCAAGGGCCTGTGCGAGTATCTGGGCGCGGCCTATGTCCCGGCCGGGCAGGAGGCCCCCAAGCCCGCCGAGCCTGCCCAGGGCGATACCCTGTACCGGGTCCAGGTGGGAGCCTTCGCCGTCCGCGCCAACGCCGAGAAGATGCTGGACCGCCTGAAAAAGGCCGGGTTTACCGGCTTCATCGTGAAGGGAAAGAAGTAATAAACATTCTGGACGGTGGGGAGTGACGTAACGCCGCGCTCCCTGCCCGCGCATTGCGCCCGCACGCCCACGGCTTTTATTTTGCCATGGATAATAGTCGCAAAGCCGTTCGGTACTACATTTCCAACATGGCTCCTAAGAGAGCTTTGGAATTTGTCCAATCTTTCGATTTGCCAGAAGATGAGGAATCGTGCATTATTTTGTGCGATATCCGCCGAAAGTCTTATATCCAAGTTTCCAACGCGCTTCACGTCTCGCCGGAAAGCGTCAAGAGAAACCGCCGCAGGGCATTGTCGAAAATTGTTGACGCGCTGACAAATCAATAGACCTCACTTGGACATGATCGCCCATTCAGAGACCTTTTACAGGCCATCTGAATGGGCGATTTTTTTGTACCATATAAGCAAAGGAGGGCTAGCGATGTACGGATTCAACAACCAATATCAGCAGGGATACGGTGCCCCATACATGGGGCAATACGGGCAAGCATCACAGCAAGCGTGCCAGATCACCAGAGTAAACGGCAGAAACGGGGCAGACGCGTTCCGCATGGCACCCAACAGTTCCATCTTACTCCTGGACGAGAATGACCCGGTTGTGTGGCTCAAGGTCAGCGATGGGGCGGGGTATTGTACTGTTACTCCATACAGCATTGCTCCGTATCAAGACCCCGCAAAGGTAGATGTTACCAGTTTGGAAGAACGCGTGAAAAGATTGGAGGAAATGCTAAATGCCAAATCCGATGATTCAGATGCTCCAGCAAAACGCAAAAAGCCTGAATAACCCTCTCGCAATGTTGATGGAGTTCCGCAAGTTCGCGGCTGGTATGACCCCGCAGCGGGCAAAGGAACAAGTGGAACAAATGCTGCAATCGGGAAAGATGAACCCGCAGCAGTTCCAGCAGCTCCAGCAGCAAGCCAAGGAGTTTATGAGATTCCTGAAATAAGCCGGTGCGCAACGGTTTATTATAAAAATTTCAAGAAAGGAGTTTTGAAATGGACAACTATTCCCTCTCTGATCTTCGGGCCGCTGTTGATGGCGGCAATGACAATTGGGGGGGCGGCGCGTGGTGGATTATCATCCTGTTCCTTTTCGTCTTTATGGGCGGAGGCTGGGGGATGAACCGGCAAGGCGAATTTGGCCAGTATGCCACCGCTTCGTCTCAACAGGAAATCCTTTTCGGCCAGCAGTTTGGCCAGCTGAATGACCGTCTGACCAACGTGGGCAACGGCATCTGCAACTTGGGATACGAAATGCAGGGCAATGTCGGGCAGTTGGGCAAAGAAATGGCCCTGGCGCAGAACGGTACGAACATGGCCATTATGCAGACCGGAAACAACATCCAGTCTCAGATGTCGGAGTGCTGCCGCACCACGCAGCGGGCTATTGACAGCATCAACGCCAACATTGACGCCAAGTTTGCTGCCCTGGAGAAATCTCAGCTGGAGGGCCGTATCGCCCAGCTGGAACAGGCCAACAATCAGCTGTTTATCAGGGACCAACTGTGCGGCGTAGTGCGCTATCCCAACGGATACACCTACAATGCGGGCCCCTCTCCGTTTTGCGGCTGCAATAGCGGCTGCAACAACATCTGATTTCCGGCAATCGGAATAAAGTGACGCCCTATTTGGCGAGGCATGCGGGGCGGCATTAGTCGCCCCGCTATTTTTGAATGGGCAAGAATCAGCCCGATTAGAAAGGAATGATACTATGAGTAAATCCTCCATCTATACCACCAACACCACCGGCGCAACCGTCCCGGTTGACGGCATCATCCCTGTTGGGAATACTACCCGCCGGTACGGCTGCAACATCAAGCAGGACGGCAATGCCATTACACTGTGCGGACAGGGGTATTACCTCATCAACGTCTCCGGCACCTTGTCTCCCTCGGCGGCTGGCACCGTGTCTATCACCGCGCAAAAGGACGGCGTTCCGATTATCGGAGCGACGGGGGCCCAGACTGCCGCCGAAAACGGCACTGTTAATATTGGCATTTCTGCCATCGTCCGCAATGCTCGCGGGTGTGAAAGCTCTATTCTGTCCCTGACCTTGGGCGGCGTTGCGGCGGTTGTAAACAACATGGCCGTTACCGTCGAGAAGCTGTAAGGGGTGCAACATGAAGGACGACCTGAAAGAATACAAGCGAAAACTGGAAAAGGAACTGTCTGCGTACATGGAACTGCCTGTGTCCGAACGCTCTGCTGCTGCCGTCCGAGGAATGGCGGAGTGCTGGGAACAGGTCGATAAACTCGGTAAATGTATGTGTGCATCCGCTGATTTTTCCAAAGAAGATGCTAAAGCATGGAATACCAACATGGAAAATGATGACGGAACCACCGGCGGGCATTGGACTGTTCAGCAGACCACCCCCCTCGCGGCCAACGCCGGTGTCGTGTTTGCGCACATCACCGAGGACGACTGGAACGTAGCCATGAATATGATGTATTCGGACTACTGCTCCGTGGCAGCAAAGTATGGTGTAAACAAGCCTGAGTTCTTTGCGGATATGGCCAAGGCATTCATGTTTGACAAGGACGCAAAAGGCCCGAAAGAAAAGCTGTCTGCCTACTACCACGGAATTGCGGCGGTGTAATTTGTTAGTAGCCTGTTAGTAACTGACGCGGGACAAAACGGGACTTTGCAACTTCTCCCACAAAAATATCAACACGTTCCCGCCAAATCCCGCATAATGCCGCACAATACTGTTTGCTTGCTATTGGGCTATAATTGACGTGCATGGGGTCACAGGTTCGAGTCCTGTACCGCGCACCAAAAAACTCCCGGTTTCGTAAGAAATCGGGAGTTTTTCTTTGCTTTTGCCGCAAAAAAGTTCCACCATTCTATAGCCCAATTTTTCTTGTTAGTAACGTGTTAGTAACACGCTATTTTTTGCCAGCCGTGTCTACAGCAGCAATCAGCTCAGAAATGTCTGTGTGGACATAAATATTTGCCGTTGTGGAATAGTCGGCGTGTCCCAATATCTTTTGCAGAATCTCCGTGGCCATGCCTGATCTTCTGGCCCAGCTGGCGTAGGTGTGCCGGGTGGCATGCGGGGTTTTCCGCTCGATCTTGAGCTTTTCCAGTAACGGGTAGTAATCCCGTCGACGGAAATTTGCCGGTACCTGTTGGCCGGTATAGCCGGACAGCAAGAGCGTCCCCTTCGCCCTGGCGGCAAAGTATGCAAAGTATGCCCGGCCCTCCGGCCTGATGGGGATGGCCCGGTTGCGCCCGGCGGCGGTCTTTTCTCCCCCGATGACATAGGTTCCGTGATAGTCGGCCAGCGGGAGACCGAAAAGCTCCCCGATTCTCATGCCCGTGTAAATCAGCATCAATATAATTTTCGCGGTGTCGCTTCCGTTTTTCTCCAGCTTCTCAATGTCCACGTCGGAGAAGATTTCCTTTTCTTTTTTCACGTTTTCCGGAAGGTGGATAAATTTTGCAAAGCTTGTCGTGGCGATTTCTTCCCGGATTGCCCATGAGGACATCTGCGTAACAAGCTGCTTGTACTTGCTGCATGTGCTGTGGGATTTATCCGCATATTTGTCCATGACCGACTGAAAGTCTGCTGTCCGCAAACTGCGGAATCTTGCATCGTGGAGCGGCTGGAACACGTCAAAAGCCCGGTTATATGACTCCACCCCACGGGGGCCTATTTCCTTATAGTGTTCCTCTTTCCAGGCTTCAAATACCTCCCTGAAGGTCATGTTATACCGCTCTGTCAAATCTTTTCCTGCCAAGCGTTCCAGAGCCTCAAGAGCGTCTTTGCGCGTGGGGTAATACCCTATAATCACTTTACTTTTTGCCGCCACCCACGGGCGGCTCCTGCGGCCTTGCAGTTTATAGACCGTTCCGGACCCGTTGGGCCTCTTGATGGCCCTGCGGGATTGTTTGGATTGCCGCTTTCCGCATGCTGGGCAAAACAGAGCGCCATCCGGCAAAACTCCACCGCACTTAACGCAGTTCATTGTATCCTCCTTTATATTGTGACATGGCCGCCCCATGTGGGACGGCCTTTTTTCATACTTTTTTGCGCAGGGCCATAGAGATGATGACCGATGAGGCTATTACCGCAGTGGCTGCTACGGCAATAACAAACCACGCCACGGCGGTAGGCTGTCCGTTGCGGATAAGCCCTTGGGCCGTGATTTGCGAGTCAATAAACAAGTACGCCACCAGGCACATGGCCAGCACGGCGCACATACCAAGCAGGACGAAGATGACCGGCTTGCGAGTGCGCATTTGGTCCTTCTGTATGGCGTTTACTTCTTCCAGCCTTTTTACGTTACCGGACAAATGCGCGTTTTCCAGCTCCAACTGGTGTATCCTGGCCTGCATAGATTCCGGGTGTTCCACTGGCTTGTCCAGCCCGAACAGTTCATCCAGAGACAGATCCAGCACCATGCACATGGCGACAGAGTTGTAGAGCTTCGGGTCCATTTGCGATCCGTCCAGGAGCTTTGACACGGCGGACTTTGACACGCCGGACAGATCTACAATGTCGTTGATGGTGTACCTTTTCTTTTCCTTTGCCTCACGAATCCTTTTTGGGTATTGCTCAATGTTTCCCGCAATTTCCTGCAACGCAGACATAGTTATTCGCCTCCATAAAGTAGATTTCACCTGTGGCGGGACAGAATCTCAAGCGCGGGGACCATTTGCCCTACATCGGTCGCACGATTCCCCGGATTGCGCGTGGACAGGGGTTCGCAGAACTGCTATGCTTAAAACGTAGCAGACGACAGCCTGATGGGCTATCTGCTATATCGGCCCTGCCGCCCGGTGCGGGGGCGGCGGGGCCAACATAACTCAAGATCTATCCCTTTGTTTGCCTATTATAGGGCAACGCGGTATGCAATATTTGTCCTATTTGGGGGAATAGGTGAAAATATTTTTTTACGAGGGGGAAATAAATCGTGTGTTTTTGCGAAAAGTATGATATAATAGAACAAATGGACGAGTGCAACAAGCGAGAACTATTCATAGCCGCCGTCCAGACACTCACACAGGAAGAACAAAGACGATTATGGAAGGAGTTAGAAAAACATGGAATTATCAAACGCAAAAGTCCTGATTGCATCTGACGGAGAAAAGACATTCGTCCTCGTAAATGGAACACCGCTTATCGGAGATAAGGTTGACTTTAAATCTGATATGTGCGGTGTCCGGCTCAGTGTGTCTAATGCCCTGCTTACGCCTAACCTGTATAAAGCCAGTGACTTTGCCGCATTTGTGAAGAACAAGTTAGGTTATGACCTGTCCGTCATGTAAATCCCACATGAGGACGGTTTCCGGGTCTTGCTGGTCCATGTAGGCAATGCCCGCATCCATCAGGATAACACCACCAAAAGGCGAATACTCGGCATATCCGGCAGCACAAATCTCCTGTAACCCATCCTTTACTGCTTCTGGAATCGGCATGAAGAATGTGGAGTTTTGCTTCGACTGCCCGTATGCCCGGCGCTGGCAGTAATGCGTGTAGAGAGCTGCCAGCGCCTTTTTTGCACTCCTTGTCAGTTCAACGCCCATCGCTGCGCCTCCTCTGCTGAATCTCCACAAGCTTCTGCATCGCTTGAAGAATTTGGTCATCCGTCCAGTTTTCGGCTTGTTCTTCCCAATCCCTCATAGTCGGCACGAATCCCTCGGCATTTATGCCGGGGGCTTTTTTTATGCTTGGATCATCCGTTTCGCCCTTTAGCCACTCTACAGAAACATTGTATGTGCTTGCGATTTGATGGAGCTTCTTGGTATACGAAACGCTTGAACCATTTTCCCACATGGAGACGATGGAACCGTCGTTATACCCAATGCTTTTTGCGAATTTGGCTTTCTCCCCGTGAACATATTTCCCAGACTTATCTTTCGGGATAAGGCTCAACACTCTTTCCAGCACAATATCCATTTTCGAAACCTCAAATTTGTAAGATTTGCCGAAAGTTAAATTTCTTCAAGATTACTATTGCAAACTTGAAGTTCCTGAGGTATCATATAGACAAGCCCCAGAAAAAAGAGTACAAAAACACCAGCCCCCCATAACAGCGGCTTTAACAATTTCTTTTGGCAGAGTCATTGTAACGCGGTTTGGGCGGCGTGTCAAGTATGAAGTCTCACGTTTGTGAGGTTCGGGGCAATGACTGCGGCGGGGATAGAAAAACCGTCTGCGGGCTGTTTCCGCAGACGGTATTCCCCCAAATTTGTTCACCAGAACACCCTTGCAACCTTCCGCACCGTCGGCGTGAGTTTGATACCTGCTTCACTGCATGACCCGACAGTGGCAAGCTGCGTTTTTTTACACGCTTCACTGCGTGGACGCTTGCCGGTTCTACGAGAGGTACACGATGAAACAGCCGTGCTTCTTGGGGGTGCCGCTCACTTTTGCGGGATGGGTTCCGCAAAGCCCATTTGCATCACGCCGTGTCCCCACGGTCTGGAACGGGCAAGGTCAAAAGTTTGGTCAAAAGGCCACCTCCTTTGATTTTGCCACAAGGGCTATCGAAAGGGTACCACATTTCCCCGCCGCAGTCAATGAAAACTCACACATTTAGAGAGGAGGCAGACGCATTTGACGCTGAGAGAACTCCGGGAGAATGCCGGAGTAACCCGGGCACAGGTCAGCAAGAAACTGAATGTTGACCTGTCCTGTTTGTCCCACTGGGAGGTGGGCGACTGGAAACCCGGGCGGAAGTATCACAAGGCGCTGGCCAAGCTGTACGGATGTACGGTACAGGCCATTCAGGACGCCGCCGCACCGGCGGAGAAGTAAGAAAGGAGGACAGGTAAGTGATAAATTGGATAATCTTGGGCGTGGCCCTGGTCGTTGTCTGCGTGGTGGCGTTCGTGCTTGAGTGCAGAGAATCCTACGGATGGACACTCTTTGTGGGGCTTATAGCAGCTGTTGCCGCTGCCGTAATTCTGATTTGTTGCCCAATTGTTCGTGTATCGAACAATTCCGAGTGCGGCGTGTTCGCACAGCAGAAGGCCTACATCGAATTTCATGTCGCAGAGAACGACGTAGAGGACGCGGCGCTTACCGCCAAGAAGATCGAGCTGAACGAATGGCTTTTTGCGGCCCAGTACAGCAAGGCCCGCTATGGCTCCTGGTCCCTGTACCCGGATGCGGTGATGGGCCTGGAACCGATTGAATAACAAAAATGCCCCGCCAGGCGGCAACCTGACGGGGCGGAGAAGAAGCATTGGCGAGGATTCTTCACGGGTATTATACCACGCCCGTGGAGCAATTGCAAGGAGGAAAGTATGGTAAAAACTATGACAATCGACGAGGCCGCAAAGTATCTGCGGGAAAACGGAGTAAAAATCTCCAAAGAGACACTTTCCGACGGGATTCAGGCTGAAAAACTGCCGTTCGGTTTGTGCATCGAGACCGGCCGGAGCCGGGTGTTTATGATTTTCAAGCGACTGGTGGACAAGTGGCTTGAGGAAAGGGAGGAACTCTGATGAAAGCTTACAAGGGTGTTGCCAAGCGCAGAACTCTGATGAAAGCTTACAAGGGTGTTGCCAAGCGCAGAAATCTGCTGAAAGCTTACAAGGGTGTTGCCAAGCGCAGAAATCTGCTGAAAGCATTCAAGGGGTTCGACAAGCGCCTGAGATGCCGTGGTTTTCAGTATGAGGTAGGCAAAGAATATCAGGAGCCGGAAGCGTCTCTGTGCCGCAATGGATTCCACGCCTGTGAAAATCCGCTGGATACGTTCCGGTACTACCCACCAACGGATTCTCGCTATTGCGAGGTGGAGATCGATGACAACGGCCAGCGCAACAGCGAAGACTCCAAGGTATGCGGCGAGAAAATCAAGATCGTCTCGGAAATCGGGCTGGATGCCGTGATCAAGGCCGGGGCGCAGTTCATCTTTGAGATGTGCAAGGGATCCGCTGAAGATCATGCTTCTGGCTGGAGGGGCAACGCCGCCGCTTCTGGCGTGAGGGG